TCATGTAAATCTGCAATTACGTCTCCTTTTGCTTGGATATAAGTTGCAGTCCAAGGGTTTGCTTGCACTATCTAACTGCATACTATCTATATTAAAAAACTTAACATCAAAATTTTTATTTAATAGATCAATCTTAATTTCCTGAATTATATTTTTTAGTAAATTTCTTTTTATATCAATGTCGTTAGTAGAATCAAACATTTCATCAAAATCTTTAAAGCTTTTTATTAAATGTTTTATTTCTAGTATAGTTTTATTTATATCAGTTTCTATTAAATTAGTATTGTTGATTTTTAGATTTAATTTCTCTATTTCTTTAGCAACAGAATTCATATTATCTCTTAATATAGTTTTTACAGATTCTTCTGAAGCCAAAGAAAGTTCCATGACAATATTATTTATTTGAGTTTTTTTATCATTTATTTGTTTTTTTAACTCATTTATTATTTCTTTATTTGAATTTTCGGTTAAGTCATCTAATTTATCATTATATATTTTTATAATAATATTTCTGTTGTATATTTTGAGTTGATTAATTATTTTTTCATCAACAATATCAGTTCTAAAGTTAGGGAAATAACACTTGTTTTCATTAAACTTCCTATGTTTGTTAGAACAAACATAATAAATATAATTTTCACCATTCTTATTTTTAGAATTATATTTTATAACCATATTAGCACCACATTTACCACATTTCAGCAATCCTGAAAATAAACTATCATTTTTTCCAGTACCAGATCTATTAGAAATTATTTTTGCTTTTTCTCTATTAATATCTAACTTTTTTTGAGCTGTTATCCAATCAATTGCTGAAATTATTCCTTTATGTGCAGCAACAGCTATAATAATATTATTTATATCTGTTTTTTTATTATAAGTTAAATAACCATTACCATTAGCTTTTCCATAGACATTATAGTCTTTAGATTTTAAATATTCATGTGTTAATTCATTAGATTTAACATAAAGTGAACTTTTCAATATTCTTTTTACTCCAGTAAGTTCAAAATTAGTACCAGTTTTAGTTTTATATCCTAGCTCATTTAATTCTTTTACAACATTCAGTATAGATCCTTTGAGTAAGTAATTGTTATATATGAATTTTATTGTTTTTAATTCTTCATCAATAGGCACTAATTTAACATAACTTTTTTCTTTCATTTCATCATTTATATATGTTATTTTTTCACTTTTAAATCCAAGAGGTAATTGTCCACCAGACCATTTTCCCATTTTAGCAAGTTGTAACATATTATCTCTTACACGTTCTGCAATAGTTTCACGCTCCAACTGAGCGAAAACAGAAGCAATGTATATCATAGCTCTGCCCATAGGTGTACTTGTATCAAATTGTTCTTTAATACTTACGAAATTTGTATTGTATTTTTGCAACAATTCTAAAGTTGATGAAAAATCTGCTACATTTCTACTTATTCTATCTAATCGATAACAAATTAGTACATCATATTTGTTTTTCTTAATTTCGTTAATTAATTCTTTAAATTTAGGTCTATTAAGATTTTTACCACTAAATCCTTCGTCTTCATATATTGTATATTCTATATTCTCATCTTTGTAATGGAGAGTACAATATTCTTTACATAATTCTATTTGGTTTTCTATAGATTCGCCTTTACCAGTAAAAATTGATTTTCGAGAATAAATTGCTATTTTCATAAACAACACCTTCATTAAATTAAAATTTATTATTGAAATACATACTTATTTTATATTTTTGTGTACAGAAAAATTATTAATTAATAAATTTTTATAGCTTGCTTTACTTTACCTACTATTTGAATTTGATCTTTAATAATGTCATACATTTTAGGAACATGATCTGAATTATTGCTCATTGGAATTAAAGTAATCATATTGTTATTTTGAATTATTTTTTTTACAGTAGCAGCCATTCCATCAATTAATACAACTCCAATTGCACCATTTTCTACACAAGGAGATTTTTCTATAAGTAAAAGAGAACCATCATCAAACTCTTGATTCATACTATCACCTTGAACACGTAAATAAAAATAATTCTTATCACTATTTACAAAACTTTTTAGTGTAGGTAAATAACCTTCAATGTTATCTATAGCTAAAATAGGTTCACCCGCTCTTACTGATCCTACTATTGGTAAATTAATTATATTAGATTTATTTTTATTTATTGAATCATATATGGCAACTTCTTCTTTTAACTGTTTAGTTATAGTAGTATCCCATTTTTCAATATCATTTTTAAAAAATAAATCAGTTGATACATTAAGAGCTATTGCTATTAAATTTAATTTCTCAACACTTGGATTAGTAGCTTTGTTATTTTCCAAGTCACTTAAGTATCCTAATGATATTCCTGTCATCCTTGATAATTTATTAAGACTTATTTTATTTTTAGTTCGTATTTCACGTATTCTATCGCCTAACATTTTTAAAATCTCCTTATTACTATTCTTTGTCATAGAACAATAATATCATTAAAGGAATTCTCTGTCAACGAATTACAAAGAAAAATAAAGGTATTCGTAGTAAACGAATGATATTTTAAAATATTCGCCAAAAAAGAACAAAAGCAGACGTTGTTCGTTATGAACGAACATGGTATCATTCACTTATAACGAATAGAGAGGTGAATGAGTTTGAATGAAATTAAAAATTTAAGAAATAAACTTAATATGACGGTTAAAGAATTATCTAAAGCTTCAGGAGTTGCGATTGGGTATATATCAACTCTTGAAAATGATAAAAAGGATATTAGCAATCCCAGCAAGGTTGTAATGACTAAAATAGCTAAAGCTTTAGATAGTACAGTACCAGAAGTGTTTTTTTAGATGTAAAAGTTAAGGAGGGAACTGCCTTGAAATTAGAAGTGAAAAATATTTCTGGACAACCTTTTATAAAAATTGGTTGCAAAGAATTTAATTTAACTGTTGGGCATTCAATGTATTTAGTGTTTGAAGAACTACGTTCATTAAATACTGGGTTAGAAATAAAATTTGAAAACTTTTCACAATTTAAAAAATTGATAAATCAGATAAACAAAATTATACACAAAAATTAAGAATCAGAATAGTATAAATTATAAAAGTTAAGGAGATAACTATGGCAAAACGAATTAATTATGATGAATTTACAGTTACGTGTAATGGATCTCCTTGTGAACAAGCAGTAATTAATTATTATAGTATTTTAATTGATTTTTTAGTTGGAAGGTTTAGCAAGGATCTAGTAAGAAATGCATTGGAAGAATTAATTAATGAAGATTAAAAAATAATAGGCTTAATGCCTATGAAGTTTTAATTTACATAACAATTATATTGGAAGGAGAAATTTGCAATTGAAAACAGATGAAATTTTTAAAGGTGGAGTAATAATAAGGAATCCAGAAAAGAGAAAGGAAGCAATGAAAAGATATTATCAATTTATGATTAATCTAAGTAAAAAGCGATAGGAGCATTTATGGAAAGTAAATATAAAAAAGCATTAGAAGAAATATTAATTAATCTTAGATGTATAGATACAACTGGAAATGATCAAGTTGATACTTATGTGGATGATAGTATAAAAATAATAAAAAATGTTATGGGGGAATAATAAATGAAAGCAACAGGAATTGTAAGAAGAGTTGATGACTTAGGAAGAATAGTTATACCTAAAGAATTAAGAAGAGTTTTAAATATTGAAGAGGGTAATCCATTAGAAATATATACAGAAGGTGAACAAGTTATTTTAAAGAAGTACGAGCCAACTTGTACATTCTGTGGAAATAGTAATAGAAACCTAAATTATAAAGGAAAAAATATTTGTAAAGATTGTTTGGATGAAATTTAACAATAATACAAGTATCAAATAGAAATGAGTATTAAAAATGAATATTGGTAAAGAAAAAACCATAATGTTTACTCCAATAAACATTATGGTCAAGCTATATATTTGATATAAAATTCTGTACAAATAGTATACCAAATATATGGCAAAAAAACAAGCTGTAACAAGCTTTTAAGACTTGATAAATACATTAACTTTAGGACAAGTCTTTAAATATTAGATATAAGCAGAAGAGAAAAAAGAGAGGTAAATATGCCATATATAAAGAGTACTATTGTAGCTGGTAAAACAATAGAAGTTAAAAAGTATTATTCAAGCAGATATAAAGCTACTGGAATAGTTAGAAGTAAAAGAATAGGTGTTACTACAGAAGAACAGGAAGAAATAAATAGGAAGCATGCAGAAGAAAAGTTAAGGTGGAGATTAAATGCTAATTATAAAGAAGGAGATTACCACTTAATTTTAGATTACATTTTAAAAAACAGACCAGATGGAAGAAAAGAGATGCGTGAAGACATAGACGAATTTTTAAAACTCCTTAGAAAAGAATTTAAAAAGTTAAATAAGGAACTTAAATATATACATGTTATGGAGATAGGGAAAAAGGGGGCAAAGCACCATCACTTAGTTATAAATAATATTGATACTAAGATAATACAGAGGTGCTGGAATAAAGGAAGGATAAAGGTATTTCCGTTAGATTCTACTGGTCAATACGGAAAACTTGCAACATATCTAATAAAACAAACTGCAAAGAGTAAAGAATTGCAAAGCAAGAAATGGAATTCTAGTAGAAATTTAATAATTCCAGAGCCAAAGAAAGAAATAATTAATGCGAATAAATATATAAAAAATCCAAAACCAAAGAAAGGATATTATATTGATAAAAATTCAATAGTAAGTGGAATAAGTCAATATGATGGTTATCCATTTCTAAAATATACACTAATAAAAATTGATAAAAGCATAAGGAGGATTAAGAAAGAATGACAGAAGGACAAGAACAAACTTGTTTATTTCAATGGGCAGGATATCAACAAGTAGAATTTGAGGAGTTGAAGTTATTACATCATGTTCCGAATGGTGGGAAAAGAGATAAGAGAACAGCAATAGGGTTAAAAAGACAAGGTGTAAAAGCTGGAGTTCCAGATGTAGTTTTACCATGTGCTAGAGGTGGATATTTCGGTTTATATATAGAACTTAAAGTAAATAAAAATAAGACTACAGATAAACAAGAACAATGGATAAAGGATTTAAGAGAAGAGAATTATTTGGTAGAGGTCTGCTATGGATGGAGAGAAGCAGCAGAAGTTCTATTAAATTATATTAAGCAACCCAAAACAGTTGTGAAGGAAGTGGCTAAAAATGAAATATAAGAAAATGACACCACATGAATTAGCGATTAAAACAGTTAATGATATAGAGAAAAGAAGAAAAGCAGAAAGAGAAGGGAAAGTACAAGCTTCATTGCACTTATGGGCAAATAGAAAAAGAATTGAGAGAAGATTAGGTTATGGAAGATATTAATTATGAGAAGAGGTGTAAGGTGTGAGAGTTATTTCAATTATTAATTTAAAAGGTGGAGTTGCTAAAACAATAAGTAGCATAAATATAGCACATATATTAGCAACAGTTCACAATAAGAAGGTTTTACTTATTGATAATGATAAACAGGGTAATACAACAAAATTTTTTAATATGCATGATGCAGAAGAGCCAAGTATTGCTAATGTTATGACAGATAAAAACATTTATATAGAAGATGTTATTGCTCCAACACAATATGAAAATTTAGATTTAATACCAGCAAATATGCATCTGCTTAAAGCTAACTTAGATGTGATTATGGATGTTGGACGACCACAGCAATATAGATTAAGAAAAGCATTAAAACAGATAGACGAGGAATATGATTATTGCATTATAGATAATCCACCAGATATAAATATTAGTGTTATTAATGCATTAGTTTCATCAAATGATGTTCTCATTCCTATTAAAATAGATCAGTTCGCATTTGATGGGATGGAAGAACTTACAGAACAAATAGAGAATGCAAAAGAAATGAATTCTGAACTAACATTAAAAGGATGTTTTGTAACTCAATTTGCTAGAAATAAGGTTAATACACAAGGGGAAAAGTTATTAAATAATAATGATGAATACCCAATGTTTAGAACACATATTAGAAGAACGGTAAAAGTAGATGAAAGCACATTTGCTAATTTACCTATAATAGAGTATTCAAAAAGTTGTGGAGCTGCACGAGATTATATTGACTTAGTAGAGGAATATTTAGATACAGTAGAGTAGGGGGGATAACATGGCTAAGTTTAATATGCTAGATTTATTAAACAATAACTCTAAAGATAGCAAAATAAATAATATAGAAAAATCTATTAAATTTAGAACTAGTCAGATAGATATTGATGATTTAGTTCCATCAGAAGAAAATTTTTACTCTACAAAAGAAGAGGATTTAAAAGAATTAAAAGATTCTATTGAGATATTTGGAGTTCAACAAAATCTAGTTGTTAAAAGAATAGAAAATGATAAGTATGAAATAATAGCAGGGCATAGAAGGTATTTAGCATTAAAAAAGCTATATGGAGAAGGTAAAGAACAATTTAGATATGCACCATGTAAGGTAGAAAATGAAGAAGATTCTATAAAAGACAAGCTATTATTATTAATAACTAATTCTACAGCAAGGCAATTGACGGATTGGGAAAAAACTCAACAAGCAGAGAAATTAAAAGAGCTGCTTGTTGAGTACAAAAAGAAAGAAAAATTATCAGGGAGAGTTAGAGAAATTGTTGCAGATATATTAAATACATCTGCAACTCAAGTAGCTAGAATGGAGAGTATAGCTAAAAATTTAACAGAAGAGATTAAAGAACAATTTAAAAATGGTGACTTAGGAATAACAGGAGCTTATGAAGCTAGTAAGTTACCAGAAGAGGAACAACACGAAATTGCTAAAAAAATTTCATGTGGAGAAACTGTTAAGTCTAAAGATATAAAAGATAAAAATGTGTCCATTTCGGACACCGAAACAAATGAAAAAGAAGTAGTTGCTGTTGATGTTAAAACTGGAGAAATAGTTGAGCAAGTAGTACCAAGTTATTTAAATAAAAAAATGTTTGATTTTATTAAAGGTTTTAATATAGATGAATACGCAACGTTTTTATGTGATAGATGTATTGGATTAGGTGGTGGCAATGGGTGTGCTGGATTGTGTGATTTAGCACTAGAATGCAAAGGAACAAATAAACATGCAGTATGTAAAAGATGGCTTAATCAACAAATCTAGGAGGAAGAATAATGAATAAGGCAATATATACAGGAAATATAGTAAGAGATATTAATTTAACATATGTTCAAGGAAGTGGAGCCGCAGTATTAAAAAATACTGTTGCAGTAAGAAGAAAGATTAAAAATAAGACTACTGGTCAATATGATAGTGATTTTATACCATTTGTAGCATTTGGTGTACAAGCAGAATTTATAGCAAATAATTTTGAAAAAGGACAAGGCATACAACTAGAAACACATATGAAAAGTAGAAGCTATACAAAAGATGGAGTTAAACATTATACATTAGAAGCTGTAGTGGATAGTGTAGAGTTTATGGGTGCAAAACCTAATACTTATAATCAAGATTGCCAAGGATCTAATAACTTTCCAGATATGAATCAAGATTATGAGGATAATATAACACCAGTAGATTATGGTGATTCACCATTTTAGAAGAGGTGAAGAATGAATCCACAGGAGATAATGGATACAATCAGAAATGCACAGGAAGAGTTGAGCAATTTAAATGCTAAATTATTTAATTATGGAAGAGAAAAAGAATATACAGAGCAGCAATATAGAATTGAACTTAGTAAAAAATTATTAGAATTAAGATTAGAAAAATGTACTACAACAATAATTAATGATGTTGCTAGAGGAGATAAAAGAATAAGTGACTTAAGATTAAGAAGAGGTTTGGCAGAGAATAAATATAGTGTTTGTCAAGAAGCGTTAAGAAACAAAAGATTAGAGTTAGAATGTTTAAGAAGTTTATTAACATGGCAAAGAGTAGAACTAAATAATTCATAAGAGGTGATAAAGGTGGCAGTAATAAAGGATATAGTTGAAATAATACAGCCTAAAGTTCAGCAGCTACATGAAAAGGAAGGTATAGGAATTAAAGAAGCTTTAGAAAGAGTATTTAATGAAATGGGATATGTAAAAACAAATGATAGTTATGTGAAGGTTAAAAAGTAATTATTAGAAGAGGTAAGGATAATGAAGCATGGAGAATACTTTACAATATATAAAGAATTTAGAATTTTAGCCACAATGTTATTTTATATAATTATGTCTTTAACAGTTTTTAATATATTTACTGTGACAAATAAAATGCCAACAAAAGACCGAATTAAAATTATAGTTTCAATTGTAGTATGTTTTATATTAATAATTTTATATTAAAAATAAGGAGAGTAAGTTGGATGCAAATGGATTTATCTATATCCCAGGTAAGGACTTTATGTGAATGTCTATATGATTTTAAAAGTCATATGGAAGAGATGCAAACAATTGATTCTTTTCATAAAAGGCGAAAAGAATTAAAGATAAAAGAAGTGGATGATCTGTTTAATGTATTAGAGCCATTAGCAGAGTATAAGGGTGGTACTTTTCAAACTGCCCTTGAAAAATGCATTAAAAGTAATAAAAAGAGTGATATTGGAGACGATGCTTTAAATTTAAGCATTAATGGATTTAAAAAATAGTTACTGATAGTTATTTAGATGCGAAGGAGGAATTTGAGATATGAATAAAAGGCAAAGGATGTAGAAAATGTAATGGTAGACTAATACCTATTTAATTGACAATATGTAAATTGGACGAAGAAAAGTGAGGTAAAAATATGCTTAATAAGAAAGGAGTAAAACATAACTAAATCCTGGTAGACCAGGTTATATAATAAGTGTTTATTGACGTTTATATGTAAAGTAATACGGATGCTCCCCAAGGAGTGCTAAATTGCTTCCACTAGCAAGGAATTAACTATGTTAGTGGTAGTTATGAAATATATTGTATGTTTTTCAGGAGGACATAGTAGTGCATTATGTGCTATAGAATGTGTTAGAAAGTATGGAAAGGAAAATGTAATATTACTTAACCATGATTTAAGTTTAGAGGTTGAGGATAAGGATATAAAAAGATTTAAAAAAGAAGTAGCAGCGTATTTAGGAATAGATATAACTTATGCAAATATGGAAGGTTGGGAAAATAAAACACCATTAAGAGTATGTAAAGAGCTTGGAGGATTTAAGTTTGGTAATGGTCCAGTACTTTGTACTTATAACTTAAAAACTAAGCCATTTCATAAGTGGTTAAAAGATAATTACCCAGTAGCTCCAGGAGAAGTAAGAGAAGATATAACTTTAATATATGGATTTGATAAGAAAGAAACTAACAGAATCCAAAGAAGAATTGGAGTTATGATAAACCAAGGTTATAAATGTGATTTTCCATTAGCATTTTGGGATAGAACAATACAAGCTACAGAGGATGTAGGAATTAAAAGACCCAATGTCTATGAACTGTTTAGACATGCTAATTGTAAAGGCTGTTTAAAGGCAGGTAAGCAACAATGGTATTTAACTTATTGTTTGTATCCAGAATTATGGAAAGAAGCAGTACAGACAGAAAAAGAAATAGGATACAGTATTTTAAAAGATGTATTTTTAGAAGAATTAGATCCTAAATTTGCATCTATGAGATGTAAAGGGATAGTGCCAAGCGAAAAAGTAACATCACAGAAGTTTTGGAGAGAAGTTAATAAGGCTTTACCAATAGAAGGACAATTAAGCTTTCTACCTTGCGAATGTGCATTGTAGAAACTTCACAATACTAAAATTTGGTCCCGACATAATTAGCGGTGCCAATGTAAATCTTGACAATTGAATATAGATTAGTGGTAAAATTATTTTATGAGGTGATTGTATGAATAATTTTGAACGATTAAAGTCTATGGAAAATGAGTATGAGATGGCTGATGCTATAGCATACTACATGGCGACTCATAAGATTTTAAAAGAAGATGGAGAAATAGATAGCTTATCTTTACTAAGATGGTTACAAGAAAAAGCCACTAATCAATAATGATTGGTGGTATTTTTTATTTTCACAATACTAAAATATTAACTAGTATAGATAACTAAAATTAAATGAAAGAGAGGAAAACAATATGAAAAATTTCAAAGTATGTTTAATGGGAGCAGCAGCAGTAATATGCATAATTTTATTAGGGGTATTTAGTGTACAAGGTAGTCAAAATAAAGCAATTGCTTTGGAGGAACAAGTTAACACAGCACAATCAGATGTAAAAGTTCAGGAAAAGAGAAGAGTAGATTTAGTTTATAACTTAGCAGATTGTGTAAAGCAGTATGATAAATATGAAGCAGAGACATTGCAGAATATTGTTTCTGGAAGAGGTAGTAAAGGCGATATTGAAAATGTAACAACTGCAATAAGTGCAGTAAGTGAAGCATATCCAGAACTTAAATCTAATGAAAATTATAAACAGTTAATGAACGAATTATCTACAACAGAAAATTTAATATCTCAATACAGGAGCAATTATAATAAGCAGATTAAGGATTATAACAGATATGTTCGTAAATTTCCTACAAGACAATTTTTAAGCATTACAGGATATGAAACACAGGAATATAAGTATTTAGATTATAATGCTCCATCAGATGCACCACAGAATTTATTTGGTGATGATAAGTAATGATGTATGGATATAAAAGTTTTGAGATTACTAAGCGAGAAATACTCGCTAGTATCTCAATAATAGCAATAATGCTTATAATTGGAGTTTTAATATCTGGAAAGATATCTAATTATGAAATGGATAAAAATGAAATGTATACTAAAGCAATTAAAATAGATAAAACAGAGTTATTTCAGTATGGAATAGATACAAGTGTAGGAAATGCTTTTATATATGGAGAGTTAAGAGCAATAGATAGTGTTACTTATTCAGAAATAGACGGTCAATATTTGCATATAGAAAAAGAAAGAGAAGAATATACAATGCATACTAGAACTGTTACAGATTCAAAAGGTCATAGTCATACTGAAACTTATTGGACTTGGGATTATGCAGGACGTGAAGAATTAGAATCAAAAGAAGTTGAATTTTGTAATATAAAGTTTGATAGTTCAAAAATAAGGATTCCAAGAGGTGCTTATATAGATACGTTATATGAATCTAGTGATGTTAGATACATATATCATGGTTACCCAACAGAATCAAAAGGTACTATGTTTGTTAATTTAAATAAAAATAATCAACTTGGAGATAGTAAAGCAGAATTTTATACAGATAAGAGTATTGAAGAAACGTATGATTATTTAGTAAAAGATTTTGCAACATCAATATTTTGGGTTGTATGGATAGTAATAATTTGTGGATGTGTTTATGGATTTTATTATTTAGATAATGCATGGCTTAATAATTAAGTTCTACACAATACTAAAGGGGAAGAAATATATAGATAATTATGATACTAAAATAAAATTCAGTTATTGTAAAAAATACAACAACTGAAAATGTATAAAGGATGTGGAAGTATGGAAATATGGGAAAGAGCTACAGGAAAGGAATATTCTAAAGAGCATGAATGGGGAAAAGAAGAATATTGGAATAACCAAGTTAGTAATATTTTAAAAAGAATTGGACTTGAAGGTATGTTTGAGATAGTGGATGTTTGTCTTGGAAATGCATCTTATCCAGTAAATGAAATTAAACTTAATAATGGTTTAATGATTTTTGATGAAGAAAATAGTCCAACATGGGCAAAAAATAAAAATAATGAGATATTAAATCAATATTATATTAATGAATTATGGAGTAAACATAATGTTACTTTAGAACATTTTAAAACAATAGCAGAATTTAGAGATTTATCGGCAATGAGTAATCAACAATTAAAGTTATTGTTATCTGGAATATACCCACCGATTGCAGAAGTGTGGAAAATAGATAAAGAAGAAGCAAGGAATGAAGCAATTAGATTTATAAGATACTGGACAAGGAAATCTAAATTTAATTTTTAAGGAGGAAGAGGAATAGATGGAAGCAACAAAGGAAATAGATATGGACAAGATCATAGAAAAGGCAATAGATAAATTTAATAAAAAACAAGAAAAAAAAATTAAAGAGTGGGGATTTAAAAGGACTGAAAAACTTATGAAGAGTTATTCAAGACTTAAGTCTCATATAAAATATGGAATATCTAATATGGATGATTTACAAAATGTTGTTGATATAGATTTGAAAACAAATGACTGTGATGAATTATTTATACTTAGTATACTTCAAAGTAAATTAAAAACAGAAATGATGATGACACATATAAGTATAGCATTAAGATTATTAGAAGAGGAACAATATAAAGAAGGGACATCATACAAATATAAAGCTTTAGAAATGCATTATATTGATAAGGATATTAAAAGCTATGAATATATATGTGGAGAATTAGGATGTGGTAAGAATAGTCCTAAGATATGGTGTGATGAAATGATAAAAATATTATCTGAATACCTTTGGGGTATAGATGGCATAAAGGGATTTATATGGTGAATAGGGAACGGATAGGGAAAAGTCGGGGTTTTTAAAGTGAATTGAATGTTTTATAATGATAATATGAAAAAGTTATATAGATTAAATAAAATATGTTGCCCTCAAACTTTATAGAAATAAGAAATAGCAAAAGGTGTTTAGATTTGTCTGAGCACCTTTTGCTATTGCAAAAAATAAAAAGGGGGAATGGAAATGGCTATTATGAAACTATGTCCTAGGTGTCAAGGGCTGATGCCTTATAGTAATAAATTATGCAATAACTGTTTATCTAAGATTACACCTACAAGTATACGTGCAAAGATATATAAAGATAGTAAGAACGAAAAAGATAAAAAGCTAGATGCAATCTACAACAGCCCTAGATGGAAGAAGTTAAGAAAAGTTGTTCTGGTTAAAGCAAATGGTTTGTGCGAGGAATGCTTGAAGAGAGGAAAGGTCAGCTATGTTGAAGATGTTCATCACAAAGTTCCAATAAGAAAAGACATTAGAAAAGCTTATGATATAAATAATTTAGTATGTTTATGCAGGAAGTGCCATAGAGAAGCACATAAAAAGTTAAAAGAATAAGGGGTAGGGGGGTATATAAATTGTTTTAGACAAAATTTCTAACAGTTCACAGCTACTGTTCTGTGGAAAAAACTCCCCAATGGAATTTTTGAAAGGAGGTAATCATGGCTAAGCAAAGAGAACCAATAAATCTTATCGAAGCAAAAGGAAGAAAACATCTTTCAAAAGCAGAAATTGCCGAACGTAGAGCAAATGAAGTAAAAGCACCAAATGATAAAATTAGAGCACCTTCATATTTACCAAAAGACTTAAAAAAAGAATTTAAAAAGATATCAAAAGAGTTAATTTCTATTGATATTATGTCTAATCTAGATTGTGATTGTTTGGCAAGATTTTTAATTTCACAGAAGCAATATATAAAGATTACTACTGAATTAGATAAAATAAATCCTATAGAAACTATTAAATCAGAAGAAAAGGATAAAGAAGGAAATGTAATAGGTACTAAATTTAAAGAGGTTATAAATACTCAATATGATAGTTTAATGCTTATGCAAGATAGAGCATTCAAACAATGCAGACAAGCATCAAGTGATTTGGGGTTGTCTATTTCATCTAGATGTAGATTGGTAGTTCCTAAACCACAACAAAGCAAAAAAGAAAATAAGTTTTCTAAATTTGCAAAATAGATAGGTGGATATGGATAGAGTAACTCAGTTTTGTTATGACGTATTAGAAGACAAAATTGTTGCTGGTAAACTTGAAAAATTAGCTTGTCAAAGGCATTTAGATGATTTAGAAAGAGCAAAATTAGCACCATATAAATATGAATTCGATATTGACAAAGCATTAGATATAATAAATTTTGCTGAAACACTTACTATAGCAGAAGGCGAATTTGAAGAAGATGATGAAGAAGAGGAACACTTAGTAACTTTATATCCATTTCAAGCTTTCATATTAGGATCATTAAATGGGTGGGTAACAAAAGGTACAGGATATCGAAGATTCAGAACATCATATATTCAACTTGGAAGACAAAATGGGAAATCATTTCTTAATGGAATTTTAGCAGCGTATTATGGTAATTTTATTAAATATAGATACGGTCAAATTTATTGTGTTGCAACAAAAAAAGACCAAGCTAAAATAGTATTTAATGAAGTTGTTAAATTTATAGAAGCTGATGTTGAATTAGCAGAATTTTTTAAAGTTAAAGATTATGAAAGTGTAATTGAATGTAATACTACACATTCATCTATAAAAGCTTTAAGTAAAGATACTAAATCTATTGATGGTTTTAGACCATTACTAGGAATAGTTGATGAATACCATGCTCATAAAACTAATCAGATGTATAAGTTGCTTGAGGGTGGTATTAAGAAAATGAAACAAGCTCTTATAAGTATAATAACAACTGCTGGTTTTGAGCTTAATTCTCCATGCTATAAACAGTATGAATATTGCAAAGGAATATTAGAAGGATTATATACTAATGACACCCAATTTGTATTTATAACACAAATGGATGAAGAAGATGATATATGGAAACCTGAAAATTGGTTGAAATCTAACCCAACTTTACAATATGATCTAGAAGCATTAGAAAATATGATTCCTATTTCTAATCAAGTAAGAGCAATGGGGGGAGAAGATTTAAGGGACTTCCTAACCAAACAGCTTAATATATGGGTTCAGTTTACTGATGACCAATATATTAAATTAGATGATTGGAAAAACGGTGCTTGTGATTTAACACTAGAAGATTTTAGAGGATATGAATGTAATGTAGGTCTTGACTTATCAAGTGGAGGAGATTTAACTTCTTTTGCACTTGAATTTATATTTGAAGAAGAGGGAGTCAAAAAGTATTTTATATATACACACAGTTTTATTCCTAAAAAACGTGTAGAAGAGCATATAAAAACTGATGATGCTCCATACGACATATGGATAAAACAAGGTTTGCTAACAGTTACTGAAACTAATGATGGTATAAAAACAGATTATAAATATATAATCAAGAAACTTAAAGAGTTAATTGAAAAATACAATTTTAAAATAGATAAGATAGGTTATGATCCACATAATGCAGATACATTTTTAACTGATTTAGAAGAAGTTTGTCCAGATTGCGTTGAAATATATCAATCACATAAATTTCTTAATGATTGTACAGATGATTTTAGATTAGAAGTAAAATCAGGAAATGTTTATTATAATAGAAATGAAGAATTACTAACATTTTCTATTGTAAATGCTAAAACAGTAAGCAATGGATATGGAGAAATAAAAATAGATAAAGATAAAAGGCAAAAGAGAATTGATCCTGTAGATGCAATTATTGATGCACATAAATTAACATTTAAAATAGATATACCAACAGGAATAAATGAAAGTGTATCTAAATACCTTCAAATGTTTGGGGAGGAGGTGTAATAGTGGAATGGTGGAATAATATAAAAAATTATATTTCAACTAGAAAGAGTGCAGACTTAAATGAAAAAGAATTATTAGAATGGTTAGGAATTTCAAGTACTCCCAAGAAAATATTAAGTGAAGTAACATATTTCACTTGTATGAAAATGTTGTCTGAAACTTTAGGGAAGATGCCACTAAAATTTTATCAAGAAACTAAAGATGGAATTATAAAGGCTGAATCTAATGAAGTTTATAATTTACTTAGAAATAGACCTAATAAAATAATGACACCAACTATATTTTGGGCGACAGTAGAAAACAATCGTAATCATCATGGAAATGCTTATGTATGGATAAGAAAAGAGTTTCAAAGGCGAAAATATGGGGGAAAGTTAACAGTAAAAGATTTATGGATCATGCCAAGCAATGATGTACAAATTATTATTGATGATAAAGGTGTTTTTGCTGATAAAGGTAGCATATGGTATGTTTATACTGATAAATATAGTGGAGAACAATATATATTTTCAAGTGATGAAGTGATGCATTTTAAGACTAGTATGAGTTTTGATGGAATATTAGGAGTTTCAGTTAGAGAAATATTAAAATCTTCTTTAGAGGGTGGATTAGCAGCACAAAACTTTATGAACAATTTATATAAGGGTGGCTTAACTGCAAGAATGGCACTTCAATACACTGGTGACTTAGATCCTAAATTAGAAAAAAAGTTAATAGAAAAATTTGAAAAGTATGCAAATGGAGCTAATAATGCAGGTAAAATAGTTCCAGTGCCTATTGGTATGCAACTTCAACCGCTTAATATAAAACTTACAGATGCACAATTTTTTGAACTCAAAAAGTATTCAAGCTTACAAATAGCTGGAGCATTTGGAATTAAGCCCAATCAAATAAATAATTATGAAAAAAGCTCTTATTCAAATAGTGAGATGCAACAATTATCTTTCTATGTAGATACGGAGCTTTTTATTATTAAACAATATGAAGAAGAGACAACATATAAGTTATTGTCTAAAAGCGACTTAGAAAATAGTAAATATTTTAAATTTAATGAAAAAGTATTATTAAGAACAGATAGTAAAAGTCAAGCAGAAGTAATGAGTAAATACGTCAATAATGGCATTTACAAACCTAATGAAGCAAGAGGATATTTAGATTTACCTAAAGCAAAAGGTGGAGATGTTCTTATGGTTAATGGGAATTATATTCCTATAACTGATGTTGGGAAACAATATAAAAAGGAAGGTGAAAATAATGCCTAAAATACTACAGTTACAAAATAAAGATAGAGAAGGAAAAATTAAGAATGTAGGTAGTATAGAAATAAAAAACCAAACAGAAGAAAGAGCAGAATTATATTTTTATGGTGATATAGTATCTAACACATGGCAGTCTTACTGGTATGAAGAAGATAAATGTCCACAAGATATATCGGATTTTTTAAAGAGTTTAGAAGATTCTAAAGCTATTGATATTTATATTAATAGTGGTGGAGGTTCTGTGCATGGAGGACTTGCAATCTATAATCTTCTTAAAAGATATGATGGAGAAAAAATAGTTCATGTAGATGGAATAGCTGCATCCATTGCAAGTATTATAGCAATGGCTGGTGACAAGATTATAATTCCTAAAAATGCTCAACTTATGATCCATAAACCATCATGTAGTTTGTGGGGAACATATAATGCTGACGAATTTAGGAATATGGCTGATTCGCTAGATGTATGCCAAAAATCAATTCTATCTATTTATATGGCAAATGTAAAAGAAGGAGTAACAGAAGAAAAACTTATTGAAATGATAAATAAAGAAACGTGGTTTACAGGCGATGAAGCTGAACAATATTTTAATATAGAAGTTGAAGAAACTGGAGAATTTGTGGCTTGTAGCTCTGATTATTTTGAAAAGTATAAAAATATTCCTGAAAATATATTTAATAAGGAAAATAATAAAAGAATTGACAACAATAAAATAGCCAATGAAGTATTAAAAATTATAGAAAATAATAAAAAAGAGGAAGAAAAAAATATAAAAAATAAAATTGAAGATGAAAAGAAAGCGATATTAGAGGATTTAGATACTTATGGAATTTAAGTTCTTTTTTTATGTAAATTTTTAATTAAAGAAAGTGAGGAAATAAATTATGAACAAGGAATTAAGAGAACTATTAGAGCAAATTAATAATAAGAAGGAGGAAGTTAAAAATTTAGCAAATGAAAATAAAATTATTGAAGCAAAAGCAGCTAAAGAGGAACTAATAAAACTTCAAGATAAATTTAATATAATGTATGATCTTGAAGATGAAGCTAAAGATTCTATAGAAAATAAAATGGAAAATGGTGATGCTAAAATAGCAAATAAAAATAAAAAAACAGTTTTAAATTCATTTGTTAATGCGGTTAAAGCAGGACTAAGAAAACAACCAGTAGCAGAAGAAGACCTTCAAGTTTTAAATTCTATGAAAGAAGGGACTGATGCAGATGGAGGATTAACAGTACCAAAGGATATCCAAACAAAAGTTAAGGAATTGAGAAGAAGTCAAGATTCTCTTGAAGCTCTAGTAAATGTTGAAAAAGTAACAACTAATAGTGGATCAAGAGTAATTGAAAAGAAAGCAGACCAAACTCCTTTTGATAATGTAGATGAAGAAGCAGAATTCCCAGATGTTTCTACTCCACAGTTTGAAAATATCGAATATAAGGTAAAGAAAAAGGGTGGAATATTAAAAGTAGCAATAGAGCTATTAAGTGATACTGCTGAAAATATATTAGGATATTTAACTAAATGGATCACTAAAAAATCAAGAGCAACAAGAAATTTTATGATTGTTGCAAAAATAAATGAAATTACAAAGGGACTAGAAAAAACTATTACTGGAATTGATGATTTAAAAGACATATTTAATGTAGAACTTGACCCATCAATAGCTTTAACATCTAGTGTAGTTACAAATCAAAACGGATTCAACTGGCTAGATAAATTAAAAGATAGCGATGGAAAGTATATATTACAATCTAATCCAACTCAAGCAACTCAAAAATTATTATTTGGAAAATATCCAGTGGTTGTTCTATCTAATAAAGTCTTTGCATCAACAAAAGAAGGAGATAAAGAAAAATATCCTATTGTATGTGGTGATTTAAAAGAAGCAATTACTATTTTCGATAGAGAATTAATGACTATTGAAATGTCTAGTGAAGCAGGAGACTTATGGTTAAAAGACCAAAAAGGTATTAAAGTTAGAGAAAGGTTAGATATAAAAGCAGTAGATAAAGAAGCTATTGTAAAAGCGGAAGTATCAGCAACAGCTTAATAAAATCTATAAAGGAGTGAATAAAACTTTCATTCCTTTATAAGGAATATAGTGTAGATATTTTAAGTAGGTGATTAAATGGCGAAAATACTTACAAATATAGAAGAAGTTAAAGATTTTATAAACGCACAGTATGAAGATGATAAATTAATTACAATGTTAATAGAAGTAGCTGAAATGTACTTATATAATGCTACTGGAATAGAATATGATTCAAGCAATAAAGCAGCAGTTCTGTATTGTGAAGTTCTTGTAAGTGATTTATATGATAATAGAGTTCTGATGGATAGCAATAAAACTACTGTTTCGGATAAGGTGAGATTTACGCTACAAAGTATTTTATTACAACTTAAGTTGGGTGGTGAATAGATGTATGTAATAGATCCTGGAGATTTTAAGCATAAAATAGAAATAAGAAGATATAGTAAAAATGGTAAAGATGAAGATGATATTCCAACTGAAAAATATGAAGCAATAGTGAAAACTAGAGCTAAAATCATTAATACTAGTGGCAAAGAGATTAGCATTAATAATGGTATAGCTTCTAAGAAAACTAAAATATTTAGGATAAGGTTTCCTAAAGGCATTGAAATAACTAATAACGACAAACTACTATATAATAAAAAAATGTACGATATAATTTATCCTAGTGACATTGAAGACTTGCATATATATCTTGAAATAGTTTGTGAAATTATAGAATGAGTATAGAAATAAAAGGTATAGATAATTTATTAAAAAGATTAAATAAATTATCTAATTTAGAAACTAAGGCTGCAGTAGAAGAGGTTGCTAAAGATATGGAAAAGGTTATACGGGATAAGGCTGGTACATTTAGTAGCAAATCAGATTGTGTAAAAGCTTGTGAAACTAGAAATTATGGGAATAGTTGCTATATAGATGTTGGGTTAAAAAATACAGAAGCTCCATTTGAAGAATGGAAAGAACTCTACTATCAAAATTATGGATATGATGATTATGGATGGAACTTTACAGGACAGTATCATATTACTAATAATGCAATGTGGTTCAATGAAGCTGTTGAATCTATAGAAAAAGATTGTAAGAAAAAATTAAAAGAAAAAATTAAGAAGCAAATAAAAGAGTGTTGGAATGGATAGTGGTTATATGAAAATAGGAGATTTAATTAAAAGTGCACTTAAAGATATAGAATTACCTATTTATTTTATTAAAAGAGAAAATGAAACAGAAGAATGTATTGTTTATAATTACTTAGAAACTCCTAATTCATATGGAGATATGAAGGAAGTAAGCACTAAATATACTGTTTTATTAAATGTTTATAGTATATCTAAAGTCGAATATACAAAAGAAAAAATAAAAAAATACATGCTGAAAGCTGGATTTAAAAAAATAGTAATACCAAAAACTGTTGAATCTCAAAATGGTATATATAATACAGCAATGCAATTTAAAATAGGAGTAATAAATCAAGACTAAGAAATTAGTCTTTTTATTTTGTTTAATTTTGTGTCCGAATCGGATACAAAATATGAAAGGAATGATATTATGTCAGAAGAAAAAGAAGTTTTCAAACAAGTTGAAGGATGCAAAAACATTCATGTTGCAAAAAGAAAAAAAGATGGAACATATGAAGTGCCGAAAAGAATCCGAGGTTTAGGAGAAATTAAGACAACAGACCAATATAAATCAGGAACTTCATATGGTGATATGAAGAAAATGATAGAAAAGAAGAAGAAAAGTGGAATTGATATAGCTATCACAGCAAATGAGTTACCACCATCTATGGAAGCTTTATTGATGGGAAAGAAGTATGATAAAGGAGAATTAGTATCTAATGTAAATAATCAACAAAATGAAGTTGCTTTATTATGGGAAGAAGTTTGGTCAGATGGTTCTAGTTCATATAATGTGATTTATAGAACTACATTAACTCGAGAAGGTAGAGAAGGGAAAGGAAATAGTGATAATATAGATTTTGCTACTATTTCAATTTCTGGAGGAGCGTTACCGTTAGAAGATAGTGAAGATTTTGATTTAATTTTATTTGGTGATGATCCAGAAGTAGATAAAAATAAAATTGAAAATTTCTTTAAGCAAGTTCAAATGCCAGGTGAAACTGTAAATAATAATGAAATAGCATTAGATGAAGGCATTGAAGTTGAATATAAAGAATATTCAACTGGAACTGTAAGTGAAATTTCAATTGAAGGAGTAACATTTAATGTAGATAGTAAAAAGTTCTTGAAAGTACCTAAAAACACTACAAAATTTACTTTTAAATTAGATGAAGTAGCTAAGACAGCGACATTATCTAGTGGTACTTGGAAATTTTCTTAATATTTTGGCTAGGGATTAAATTCTCTAGCCTTATATTATTTCAATAGTGTTTATCTAAAATAAATAGTTAGAAATAATAGGAGTGATTATATTGAGCAACCTTAGAAGAAAAATTGAGAATATAAAAATAGATAATAAAAATTATATTATGGCTTTTGATATGACAAGTGTGGATATATTTCAGGAGCTCACAGGACAAAGCGTATTGCAGAGTGTAGTCCAATTAAATAAGTTTGAAGATAAAATAGTGTTAGCCTTTATTGCTAGTACATTAAGACTTAAAAATGATGAAGAAAATCCAATTGGAAAAGAATTATATACTGGAGATTTTGATTTATTAGCATTAATGATAATGCTAATTCCTACTTTAGTTATGATAATCAATGAAGGGTTTCCTAAGACAAATGGAAGTGTAAAAAAAAAGAAAAAATAAGCAATGAGCTAGTTGATATTGACTGGCTTTTTTATATGTATACAACAGTTTTGGGGAAAACAGAAAAAGAGTTTTGGAATAGCACATTAAGAAAAATATTTAGTCAGTTGGAGTGTTACAAAGAAGCTCATAGTGATAAAAAGACTAGAAATATTAAAAAGAGTGAAAATGGTTCTTATATTTCAAATGGAGAAAAAGTTTTAAAATGCTTAGATTAGCTTAGATTAGAGGTGAAAATATGGCTGATAGCGAACAATTATTAATTACGCTTGGGGTTCAGGACAAAGGAACTACAAAGCAAATAAGTGCATTAAATAAAGAGATTAAAGCCTTAGATAAAGAATTCAAGAGTGCTAAAAGTGTTAGTAAAGATTTTGAAAAAAGTCAAGAAGGTCTAAAAAGCAAATTAGGTTATTTAGAAAAATCATATGCAGCTAATAATACTAAATTAGAAGCATATAAAAAGAAAATGCAAGAAACTAAAGAAGCTATTGCTAAAAAACAATCTGAATTAGAAAAGCTTAATAGTGCAGAAGAGGTAAATGAAAAAGCTGTTAACAAAGCTACAGAGCAGCTAGAAAAAATGAAAGCTACTTTGCATGGTACAGAACAAAATATAACATTAACAGAAAATGAGATGAAAAAACTATCTAATCAAATTAAAGAAACTAATTCTACATTAGAAAGTCATGCATTAGATCAATATAAACAAAAAATGCAAGACCTAGGCAGCGGTATACAAAATGCTGGCGATAAAATGCAAAAAACTGGACAAGTATTTAGTGCAACTGGAGCAAGTTTATTAAAACTTTCAGCTCCAGTTGTTGCTTTTTCAGCTTATGCTATTAAGGTTGGAACTGACTTTGAATATGCAATGAAAAAGGTACAAGCTACAAGTGGTGCAACTCAACAAGAACTTAATGTACTTACTGAAAAAGCTAAAGAAATGGGAGCAACTACAAAGTGGAGTGCAAGTGATGCTGCTGATGGACTAAATTATATGGCAATGGCTGGGTGGAAAACTGAACAAATGGTAGCAGGATTAGAACCTATTATGAATTTAGCTACAGCAGCTGGAACAGATTTAGCTTTAACAAGTGATATTGTAACAGATGCACTAACAGCATTTGGACTAAAAGCAGAAGATACAGGACATTTTACGGATATTATTGCAAGTGCTAGTAGTAATGCGAATACTAACGTAGAAATGCTAGGAGAGTCGTTTCAATATTGTGCACCAGTTTGTGGAGCGTTAGGATTTACGGCAGAAGATACAGCTATAGCTTTAGGGTTAATGGCTAATGCAGGAATTAAAGGATCTAGTAGTGGTACTGCTTTACGTTCTGCTTTAACTAATTTAGCAAAACCTACTGAAAAAATGAGTAAGTTTATGGATAGATATGGAATAAGCTTAACAGATGCAGATGGGAAAATGAAAACATTAAAAGAAGTTATGGATTCCATGAGAGAAAAAATGGGTAAATTAACAGAAGAAGAAAAGAAACAAGCAATGACATTATTAGAAAGTTCTGCATCAGCTGAATTAGCAGGTAATGCCATGAAGGATTTAACAGAAGAAGAGCAATCACAAATCATAGCCAGTAAATTAGGTGAAGAAGCATTAAAAGGAATGACAAGTGCACAGATAGATAGTGCATTATCAACAACGTTTAGTAAAAAAGAACTAAAGGGAATGACAGAGGAACAAAAAAAGTATCAGTTAGCATGTAGATTAGGTAGTGATCAATTAGAAGGATTAAGTGAAGCAGAACAGGCTAGGACAGCAAGTGCTATTTTCGGTAAAGAAGCTATGTCTGGTCTTTTGGCGATAGTTAATGCAAGTGAGAGTGATTATAATAAATTATCAGGTGCTATTTATAATTGCAATGGAAAAACAAAAGAAATGGCAGATATAATGGCTAACAGTACACAAGGTAAGATAGATAGCTTTAAATCTAAATTAGAAGCACTAGGAATACAAGTGGCAGATGACTTACTGCCACATATGAATGATTTAATAGATGAAGGTATGAAATTAATTGATTGGTTCTCTAGTTTAGATAGTAGTACTCAAAGTGCAATAATAAATTTTGGATTAATAACATTTGCATCTGGAGGATTATTAAGTGCTGTAGGAAAAGTTACAACTAATGTAGGTGGTCTGGTTACATGGGTAGGTAAATTAACATCTGCTTCTGGAACAAGTGCTACTACAGTAGGAAAACTTGGTGGAACTTTAGGTAATCTAACTAAAATAGCAACACCATTAGGAATTGCTATTGCTGGAATTAGTAGTGCTGTTTATTTGTATAACAAAGAACAGGATGCTTTAAATAATACTGTAATTACAGCTAGAGAGGATATGGGATTTTTAGAAAGTGCTTTACTTAGCTTAAATGGTGTACAAGTAAAAAATAGAAAAGAGTTAGAAGATAGTGGACTTGTATATAAGAAATTTGGAGAGGACATAGGGAATGAATTTAAAAGTAAAGTAGAGGATGCTACAAAATCTATAAATGATTTTAATTTTTATTTAAAAGAAATTAATTTAGATAAGGCTATAACAGAAGAAGAAAGCAAAGGTTTTACAGATAAGATAAATAAAATATGTGAAAATTCTATACAAGCTATAAAAGATAAACAAGTTCAATCACAACAAGAAATTAAAAGTTTATTTACAATAAGTGATGGTACTGTAGATGAAAGTGAGCAAAAGGTTCTTGACTTTTTGAATAAAAATTATGAAATAAGTACAACTGAAATTCAAAATATTCAAAATGAGATTAATGAAATTTATAAAAAAGGGATAGAGGAAAGGGGATATTTAAATGAAGATGAAATAAAGCAGATTCAAGAAAAAAATTCTAGGATCAAGCAAATTGAACTTGAAGCATTAGCTAATAATGAACAGGAACAGTTATATGCTAAAAATGAATTTATTGAGAGAATTAAAAAAGTTGATGCAGAAGGAGCAAAAGAATTATTAGTAGAAAAGAAAAAACAACTAGATGAACAATCGTCACAACAAATAGCAGCTTATAATACTGGTATAGATAAAATGAAAGCAGCAGTTAAACAAGCTAATGATGAATTAGCTAATACTACAGATGAAGGAAGAAAACAAGAATTACAGGCTAATATAGATAATATGAATAGTCAGATAGAAACTAAGATACAAGAAAGAGATGGAGTAATTAAAAAACAACGTGAAACTTGGCAGGGATGCATTGATGTTGTTAATGAAATGAATCCAGAGCTAAAAGGATTAATAAATCAATATACTGGTGAAATTCTTACTGATGCCGATTTACAAGCTCAAAAAGGGTTAGATTATGCTAGACAACATTATGATGGATTGGGAGTTGTAACCCATGATGGTTGGTATAAAGTTAAAAATGAAGTAACTGGAGCAATGGAGGATTGCTATGTTACAGTAGATAAAAATAGTGGACAAATAACAGGATGTTGGAATCAAACTAAAAATATAGTTGGTGGATATACAGAAGAATTTAAAAATAAAGTTAAAGAATTAGGAGAACAACATGAAATTGATAGATTAAAAATTCAACAAGCTATGGGGGAAATATCACAATCTCATTTAGATTCTAAAAATCAAGTTGTTAGTTCAAATGGCGAAGTGATTGGTTCTTTACAACAAGTTACAGAAGCCGAAAACGGGGTTAAAACAGGGATATTAGATGTAAATGGAACACCAATTAAAATAGAAAGCAATGCAGATGGAACTATAACTAAAATGGGAGAGGTTAAAGATAGTATAAATGGAATACCCAAAAACCATGGCATAACTTTCGAATTTTTTTCTACTGGATTAGAAGCAATAACTGAAAAATTGAGTGTAGGTAAAGGATTAGCTAATGCAGTTAGTAAATTAAACATAGGGGAAAAAGCTACAGGAACCTACAACTATAGTGGTGGATTAAGTACAGTAGATGAAAATAGTAAATGGGAACTGGCAAGTAATAATAATGTTAGAATGTTAGGTTCTTATAAGAGTAATCCACTGGCATATATTCCTAGTGGTACTGGTATTAGAACACATATGCAGTCAATTAGTGATATGAAAGCAGAAGTATCTAAACAAATTAATTCACTTATGTTAAGTGGTGGTTACTATAATAGAGATACATTAAAATCTAAACAATTAATAAAAACATCTAATATAAATAATTATAATAATAGTGAAATTGACTATAACAAATTAGCAAATGTAATGCTAAATGTAATCCAACAAGGATTATCTAATATTAATTTTAATGCTTATGTTGATGTTGATAGTAATGGAATAGCTAATAAAGCTTCTAAGATTACAATGGATAAAATGAATAGACAAAGTAGAAATAAAAAAGTAGTAAGGGGGTAACATAATGAGTTATAGTATTATTTTTAATAAAATATGTAATTTAGATTTAGATATAGATATTATAAAAAGACCTATTATTCCCTTTCCAACTAAACGAATAAGTCCTAAAGAAGTTCCGGGTAAGGATGGATGTTATTATGTTGATGAAGGAACATATGAAGACATGATTATACCTATTGAATTTAATTTTATTGAAAATGACCTAGATAATATAAAACCAAAAGTTAGAAATATAAAAAAATGGATTGATAATATAGATGATGAAAAATTAATTTTAAGTGATGATCCTGATATGTTTTATAAAGTATGTAAGGTAGAGTTATCTAATATAGAATATGAAGATTTATATGAAATACAAAAATTCACAGTAAGTTTTACAGTAAATCCATACCAGTATACTTTAAAGGGTCAAAAACAGATTGAACTTAAAAATATCTTATTCAATCATTATGATACATCAAAACCAATTTATATAGTTGTTGGTAATGGGAATTGTACATTTAAGATTAATGATGCTGTTATAAATTGTAAAGTAAATAACAAGTTAATAATAAATACTGAATTTGATAAGATATTAGAATCAGATGGATCATTTGCAATTGGAAAGACAAATATAAAATATATGCAAAATTTATATATTACACATGGAAAAAATACTTTCTCATGGAGTAGTGGGTTTAAGGTATATATAATTACAAATTTAAGAACTATTTAGGATTAGTATTATTAATAATTGCTAGTCTTTTTTTATGCTTAAATTCATAAGGTGGTGAGGTTAAAATTATACAACTACATTTAGATAGCAAAAATATAGGAAAGAATGGAATAATATTAAAACCTATTTCATGTGAAATTTATCAAGTACTTAATGGTGAAGATGAACTAGAAATGGAAATAGAACTTGATAAAGATGGAATATATAAATACATTTCAAGAGGTAGAATTATTACCGTACCAACTACTGAATTTGATGATGACCAGATGTATCGAATTTATGATACTAAAAAGTGTATGAGTAGTAATTCTATGATTGTTTATGCAAGGCATATAAGGTTTGATGCAAATAAAAAAGTTATATTTAATAAGAATGTTCAAGGAAATGGACAGCAGGTTTTAAATAAGTTATTAGAAGATACTAGGTTTACTGGAAAAAGTGATAGTAATATTACTGATATAAGACAATATAAAATGCGAAATATAACTAATGTTATTTCTGGAAGTGAAGAAGATAGCTTCATTAATATTTGGGGCGGAGAAATTGAATGTAATAATTATAATTTTAATATCCCTCTAAAGCGTGGTAAGGATAGGGGGATAAGAGTTACTTTTGGCTATAATTTAGAAGACATAGAAGAAGAAATTAATTCAGATGAAATTGTAACTAGAATTTATCCTTACTCTGGAGATTTAGTATTAGGAGGGAATACTCCTTATGTTGATAGTACACTTATTAGTAAATATGAAGATGTATTTGAACAATCAGTAGAAATGTCTGATATTAAAGTTAAGGAAAATCCAGAAGATAAAGAAGGATTTAATACAGAAGAAGCTAGAACTGAAATGATAAAAAGATGCAAAAAGCTATTTAGTGAAGGTGCTGATAAGGTAAAAGCTAATTATGTAGTTAAAATGCAAAATTTAGCTAAGACAAATGAATATAAGAAGCTGGGTTATGATGTTTTAGAAAAAATATGTTTAGGAGACACAGTACATTGTTACAACAAGAACTTAGACATAGAGGTATCTGCTAGATGCATTTCTTACAAATGGGATTGTATAAATGAAGAATTTATAGAAATAGAATTAGGACAGTTTATATCTAATTATATAGATAATAATTTATCTGATTTAGGTAATCTTTATAAAAAAATAGTACTAACAGAACAATTCATAACACTTAGAGTTGATAGTTTAGATAATAATTTACATGCACAAATAAAAATAACAGCAGATGCAATTAGAGAGGAAGTTGAAAATAAAGAAAAGGGTCTTATAACTACTATTGAAAAAACAGCAGAAGGAATTAAACAGGAAGTTAAAAACTTAGAAAAAAATACAAATTCAGAAATAAATCAGCTTTCTGATGAGATAAATCAACGTGTTACAGATAAGGAATTTAATTCTTATAAAAAACAAACATCTAATGAAATATCAGAAAAAATTTCTAAAGGTAATGATTTTTCAAGTGAAATGAAACACAATATTGAAGCCTTTAAATTTCTATTTAATGATGCAAGTGATGGAAAAACAGAAATAACAAAAGAAGGAATAGATGTCTATAAAGGTGGATTTAGAGCATATGACAATGATAATAATTTAGTATTTTACGTATTAAGAAATGGTACAGTTAATTTAGGAGCTACTGAAATAAAGGAATTGCATATAAATAAAACAAATAAAGATAGTGAATTTTATAGAACACTAGCAAATATGAAGAGTGTTTGGTTCAATGAAGTTGGTACAGATAAACTAAATTGTGAAGCGAAACATTTTCGTATAAATGATGGATATAATTTAGATGAATATATTGATAATAGAACTTATAAAATGCTTAAAAGTCAAGGGTTAATATAAAAATAGAAAGGGCCGGTATAAATGAGCAATATATATAATTTACAAGCTGATTTAGATTTAAAAGATAATGTTTTAATATCTATATCCTGCAAGCAACTAGATGACTTAGAATTAGAATTAGATATTTGGAATAATGGAGAAGAAACAGATCTATCTAATTATAGTTGTAGGCTTACAGCTATTAAAATAGATGGAGTACCTTTTATACAAGATACAGCTTATACAATAGTTAAAAATAAAGTGAAAATACAATGTGAAAGACAACTTACAGCAATGCAAGGTATAACAAAAGCTGATTTAATTTTTATAGATAAAGCAACTAAAAAGCAAAAACATAGTTTTGATTTAGATATTATAGTTAAACCTTCTGTTTTAAGTAGAGGTGGCGAAATTAGTAAGCCTACATTAACACTTTTAGAACAAATAGATAAAAAATTAGATGAAATAGAAAATATAGGACAAGTATTAGATGAAGCTAAAAAAACTAGAGATGATCTAGTTGTAAAAACCAATATAGCTAATGAAAGTGAAAAGAATTTAATACAAACAACGACTGCTGCTGATAATAAGAAAAAAGAAGTTGAAAATACTATTTCTAATGCTAACAAAAAGGTAATAGAAGTAAATACAAGTATTGATAATGCTAACAATACTAAAAATAGTTTAATATCTACTGCAGCAGAAAAAGTAAAAGAATTAAAAGATACTGCAGATCTAGAAAAACAATCTATTATAAATACAGTAGACATTAAAAAAGAAGAAGTAAATAAATTAATATCTAATGCTGATACTAAAAAGGTTGAACTAGAAAATACTATAACAACAACTATAACTAAACAAGAACAGCTAGGTAGTGCTAATGTACAAGCTGAAAAGAATATTGAAACTTTAAATAGTTTTGGCGATGCAACAGACTTAACTAAAAAGGTAAACACTTTAGAAAATAAAGTTTTAAAGAATGAGTTGACACCATTAGAAACTGATTCAGTATTAACTAAATTACCTAATTGTATAGGTGAGTATGTTCACAATATGCAGTTAAAGGGTAGAACTTTACAAAATTTATGGAATAATGAAAATGTAGTTAGTTTAAAAAATGACGCT